GAAAAGAAAGATGAATTCATTCCACGTTGCATCAGTTATGTTGTAAATGAAGGCAAAGACACTGATCAAGCAGTTGCAATTTGTAACAGTTTGTGGGAACAACATTTTGCAGAAAAAACTTACAATGACTATCCAAAAGAAGCAAGTGAAAATGCAAAGGTTGCATTAAGATGGGCAGAAGAAAATGGATGGGGTGAATGTGGAACACCAGTAGGGAAAGCAAGGGCAAATCAACTTGCAAATGGTGAAGCAATAAGCAGGGACACCATTGCAAGAATGTCGGCATTTGAAAGACAAAGACAAAATTCAAATAAAGAACTTGGTAATAGTTGTGGACGTTTGATGTGGTTGGCTTGGGGTGGTGATGCCGGGGTTGAATGGGCAACAAAGAAACTGAAACAGATTGATAAGGCAAAAGAAAAGTTTTCAATACAATTATCATTCAGTGGAATCAATGAAGACAAGCAAGAGTTATTCGGTCCTGCAATGCTTGCAGATGTTCCAATTTACAGAAACGATGGACAGTTAGGTGAATACAATGTTGTGTTTGACAAAGCAACAATCTACAAGATTGCACAAAAGTTTTTCGAGAAAGATTTCAATAAGAATTTCAACCTGATGCATGATCCTAATCAAAAGTGTACAGGTGTTTATGCGTTTCAATCTTACATCGTAGATTCTACAGAAGGCAGACCAGCACCGAAAGGTTATGAAGATGCAAAGGACGGATCATGGTTTCTTGGGGTTAAGGTTAACAATGCAGAAGTGTGGTCAAAGATTAAGTCCGGTGAAATCAAAGGATTCAGTGTTGAAGGGGTGTTTGAGTACAAGAAACAAGAACTTACAGCAGATGAAAATATAAAGTGTTCAAATTGCAATCACAGTTGGAACACATCTGATTCAAAAGAAGCAGATAAATATGTTTGTCACAATTGTGGATTTGACAATTCTGCAGAACAATTATACAATCAAATTAAGAAGTTACTTCAAGAAGTTGATTCTTAAATGACACACAGGAAACAATTTGTTATTTATTATTGAAATCTAAAAAGATTATACATGAATTATCAAGAAACAATAAACAAGATAAAGGCATTATTTGAAATCGGAATGCCTGTTGCACCTGCAAATCCTGATGTTAGCGGTTTAACTGATTACATCTTACAAGATGGAACAAAGGTTAGCATCAACAAATTAGAGGTTGGCGGATTAGTTACAATCAACGGAACACCGGCACCTGATGGTGAACACAAAGTTCAAGACGGAACAATTGTAAAAACAAAAGAAGGGGTTATTCAAGAAATTACTTCACCTGCAGAAGAAGTTGAAGGTGGAAATGTAAATTCAGATTTAGGCAAAGACATGGAAGAAAAAACTATCAGCACAGATATGGGTAAGAAGATGGAAGATATGGCGGTTGAAATGGCTGAAGTAAAAACAAAGTGTGCATCTTATGAAAGCAAAATGGCTGAAACAGAAGCGGAAATGAAGAAGCAAAAAGAAGCAATCACAATGCTAACACAGATGATTGAAAAGATGGCAACAATGCCAGTTGAAAAACCTGCAGCAATGGCAACGAATCAATTCACAGCACAAAAAAGTGAAGACAAAGAAGAAAGATTTCAACAAATGGTTGAAGCAATGAAAAAATTAAAAACCAATTAAAAAACCGAAATAAATTATTAACCTAATAAATTTTAAGCAATGGCATTTAACGTAGGATCATTAACCGATTATACCATACAAAACGAAAAATTGTTGGTAACAAAATCTTTATTTGACGCAAAAACACAAAAGATTATTCAAGCATCTGGAAATGTTATGTCATCAGTAAAGTCATCAGAAACTATCAACGTTCTTGATACTGATGCAGTATTTCAAACAGGTGGAACATGTGGATTCTTATCAAGTGGATCAAGCACATTTACACAAAGAAGTTTGACTGTAGGAAAATTCAAAGTACATGAGTCATTATGTCCTAAGACACTTGAGTCGAAATATACCCAACTCGCACTTTTGCCGGGTTCGATAAACGAGGGTATTCCATTTGAACAACAGTACACTGGAATGAAAGCACAGGTGATTGCTGAGCAATTAGAAACTGCATTATGGCAAGGTGATACAACATCAGCAAACGTAAACTTAAACAAGTTTGATGGTTTGATTAAGTTGATTGATACTGCAGCAGTTTCTGCAAATGGTAATCCAACAGGTATTACAGTTGCAACAGGAATCACAGTTACAAATGCATTCACAATTGTAAAAGGAATCAAGAACGCAATTCCTGCAAGAGTAAAAGGAAAATCAGATGTAAGATTGTATTGCGGTTGGGAAGTGTTTGATGTTATTGTTGATGCGTATGTGAATGCAAACTTGTTCAACTATGGTGCATCACAATTGAATTACGAGAATGGTGAATTCACAATACCAGGTACTGCATACAAGTTGAGTGCAATTCACGGTCTTGATGGAACAAACAGATTGTTTGCAATCAGAGATTCAAACCTTTACTTAGGTTGCGACATTTTAGGAGAAGAGGACAAGTGGGAAATTTTCTATGCGAAAGAAGCAATGGAGGTCAGATTTGTCGCTGAGTGGAAATTGGGAATCCAGGCAGCATTTATGAATGAAATCGTTTCTTTCAAATTAGTACCATAAGAATTTAAAATGGTGACCACTGCAAATGTGGTCACCTATTATTAAAAAATTAAAAATATAAATCGATGCCGTGTAATTTAACGCAATCATACAACCTGGACTGTAGGGACTCAGTCGGCGGTTTAAAAGAAGTTTACTTTATGGAGTTAGGGAATTTAACTTCATTCACAGAAGCATCAGGTGTTGTGACTGCAATCACAAAAGCAGCAGGAAAGAAGTTCTACAAATATCAACTTGTAAAGCAAACAAGTAAGTTTGAAGATACATTGACAGTTAGTGAAGAAAATGGAACAGTATATTCAGCACAGAAGTTGTCAATCATCTTGAACAAGTTACAAGCAAACACAAGAAATGAAATCACATTGCTTGCACAAAATTTGCTTGTTTGTGTTGCTGCTGATCGCAACGGAAAGTTCTTCTTATTAGGTGCAACAAATGGTCTTGTAATCACTACAATCAAAGGTGAAACCGGTACGAAAATGGGGGACAGAAACGGATACACTTTAGAATTTGATGGTGCTGAACCAGCATTCGCACAGGAAGTTTCTTCAGGAATCATTGCAGGATTAACATCATAAAATCCTTAACCTTATAAAAACAAAAATCTTCAACCTAATAAGTTGAAGATTTTTTTTTGACACAAAACACAACTTTTGATATTTATCATTAATGATACAACTTATTAAAGGACAAAGCAAAGATGTGATTGTGACATTAACGGAATTGACAACACTTGCGAATGCATTTTATTTGTTCGTATTTACACACGAAACAACAAAAGAAGTGATCAATGTAATCAAGAATTCAAGTTCTGATTTAAGTCAATTTAAATACAGATACAACAAGTTCACATTTGCATCAGGATTGTTTGCAAATGCATCAATAGGCAAATACACTTATTCAGTTTTTGAACAACTGAGTTCAACCAATACAAATACAACAGGTTTAAATTTAATCGAATCGGGTAAAATGGATTTGAATGTATCAGCAACACCAGTTGATGTGTTCAATGAATATTCAGCACCAACAACATTTAGAACTTATGCAGGATAACGTAATAGTATTAAAGTTTGATGACAGCAAGATTCCGGAATTCAAAGAAGTTCGCGGAAAGCAATTTATTTCATTTGGTGAAGACAATGACTATCCGAATTATTTAATCAAGTTGTTTAATAAGTCGGCAAAACACAATGCCATAATCAATGGTAAGGTAACGTATATTTTCGGCGAAGGGTTTTATTGTAAGGTTGAAGATCCAATTGCAGACAGATTCATTTTTAAGGTGAACAGTGCGAATGAAAGTTTGAATGACATCGCAAAAAAATGTGCAATTGACATTGAAATTTTTGGCGGTTTTTACTTGAATATTATTCCAAACAGAATTGGTGAAATTGCTGAAATTTACCATCTTGATTTTAATCGTGTTCGTGCAAATGAAGATTGTTCACAATTCTTTTATAAGAATGACTGGGTTTCTAATCGTGACAAACCGAAAGAATATCCTGCATTTAATGAAAAGAAAATGGATAAGGCATCTATATTTCAATATAAGGAATACAGACCAGGTTTAAGGACATATCCTTTGCCAAATTACATTGGTGCAATGAACTATGTGGAAAGTGATATGGAAGTCAGCAAACACACACTTACAAATGCAAAGACAGGTTTTTCGGCAACTAAATTAATAAACTTTTTTAATGGTGAACCTGCACCGGAAATGCAACGTGACATTCAAAAAAGATTAGAAAAGAAATTCACCGGTGCTGATGGATCAAAGATAATTGTTTCATTTAATAATGATCCTACAAAAGCACCAACGGTGATTGATTTGGGATCATCAGATTTGACCAAAGAAGATTTCCAAAAGGTTGATGCATTGATTACTGCAAATTTGATGGCAGGACATCAGATTACATCACCTGTTTTATTTGGCATTAGTGAACCGGGCAAACTTGGATCACGTAATGAATTGAAAATGGCTTATGACATTTTTAATAACACTTATGCAAGTTCAAAACAAAGAACACTTGAAAAGGTGTTTAACTACATAGCAAAGTTGAAGGGTATTAAGAATGAATTATTCATTCGTTCTGTTGATCCTGTTGGAATTGAATTCACTGATTCATCATTAATTACTGCAGCACCTAAATCATGGATTCTTGAAAAGATGGGTGTTGATACTGCAAAGTATTTTGACACAACAGTTGCAGGTATTTCTACAATATCACCTGAAACAGATGTGAAAACACAGGCACAAATTATCAGTGACAGCATCAATTCATTATCACCATTGGTGGCGAACAAAGTTCTTGAATCAATGACTGCAGATGAAATCAGATCACTTGCAGGTCTTGCACCAAATCCATTGGTTAAGA